TTAATATATTCCTTTAGAGTTTGTTCGTTCATTATTTTACTGATTTTATTTCGTTTACTAATTGATGATATTGTAACAAGGTAATGATATTATCATCTTTTACCGTTTGTTTTTTCTCAATTGGTTTTAAAAACGTAACCACTTCAGATAATTTAATCTGAATAGTTTTATCAGCAACGGTAGGAATTAATTTAGTTAATTCTTTTACCAGTTGTTCCATACTTTCATTAACAAATTCTCTTAATTTAGTTGTATTAGAGATATTATTAATATATTCTTTTAATATTGTTTTTTGTGCTGGGGATAATTCAACATATTTTTCGTTGAATCTTTCAAGCAACATACGATATGCTAAGATACGAGTACCTTTATCCATATCAGCATATTCTTGTAATACTCTATCTTTAACTTCTGATTTATTTACTACTTTACGAGAAATATGTTCTAATAAAGTAACTTTATTTTCAACTACATCTGAAGGTTCAATAAATTCGGTTGAATTATGAGATTCAATTAAATTATATGCAGCAGCATATTGTGAATAGTTATTGATTTTTGCTTTAAAAAACTCATCAATATCATATTTTTCACGAATTTCTTTAATTAAATTATATTTTTCCTTACGTAATGTAGATCTATTTAATCTAGAAGATAATTCTATAGTTGCATTAATTAATGATTCAGCTTTACCTTCAGTTACTACTGTAGAGTTAACTAAAGTTTGATATAATTTATATTCTTTATTTAATTCAGTTTTAGAAAAATATTTTTTAATCAAGCCAACAGCCGCTGAATCTTTACCAGATACTGTATCTGATGCTACTTGTCTAACAAGTAATTCAAACAGGATTCCTGTGTTCTTAAATTTGCTATGCTTTATACGCATTTTTATATTATATGTTCAGAAATGTACTATTTATAAATATATACCTTTTATATATCCTTAATATTTTCTTCATCTAACATACTATTTTCATCAGATTTATTTTCAAATACTATGGATTTTAGTAAATCTTTATTTCTCTTATATTCAACTAGTGATAATGGAGAACCACCTTTTGGTGTTCCACCTTCATCATTAGGTATATTAGCTGTATATAATGTTGAATTTTCTTTACTTCCTAATCTATCTTTACCTAATGGATCTTTTTGTGTACCAATAATAGATGCTTTTTCTTTAGGACGTCCAACTGGTCTAGTTTCATCATATCCTGGAGGAACAGCTCCTGTATCACCTACGCCATTTCTTCCTTTACCATATAAAGTAGCTAAATCGTGTGGTGTACCATAAGATTTACCTGATTGTGCTGGATCGTTACCCTCATTTTCAATTTGAGAAAAACGGAATTTACGTTTCATATCCTCAGCAATTAAATCACGATACTCATCGTACTGATCTTCTGAGAATTGGAATACTTTATCATAGATCCAATCAGATGGCATTAAGTTACTATCTTGAATATCTTTAGCTAATTGTATTTTTTCTTTCCATAGCGCTACTTTTTCTTGTTCGTAAACAATTGAAGGAGTAGTTAATGATAATTCAAAGTTTGCTAAAGCTTCACCATCAAATCCTTGAGCATATAAATGTACTAATGCCATTTTATATAACTCAGATAATACAATACGTTGAATACGTTCAACTGTACGAGCAAATCTAATATCTTCAGCAGCTAATGTAGCTTTACCAGTTAAGTCTTTTTCAAATCCAAAGAATGCTTTAGGTACCTTAAGAGCAGCTAACATTTCGTCTCTTAAGAACATAACGTCATCAATTGCATTATATTCTAAACCTTTAATAGTATCAATTCTAGTATTTGAATTTCCACCTCGTTGAGGAATATAAAAATCCTCAAGTATATTTTGTTCATTATATTTTAAGTTGTATTCTCCTGTTTGGTTATCAATATATGGAGTTTTTTTCATTTTTTGTTTTAACTTCTCCATGTATCCATCAACCTCAGCATTTGGTAAATTACCAATGTCAACGTAGAATACCCGTTTTTCCGGCGCTCTAGTGATGCGGTGCAATAGCATTGCATCCTTCATTAGAATATATTGTTTATACGTTTTACGTGCGGGTTCAATGTATGATCTTCCGTATGGTAGGTAATTAGCATCTGTTAATAAACGGAAGTGAGCAATTTCATAGTTTTCAAACTTGATTTTACCATCTCTATCTTTAACACGTGAATTCATACCACCAGCAGCAATAACCATTGGGTCAATTCTAAAACATACATAAGATGGATTTTGTGGATCCATACCTTCTTCACGTACCATATCATAAACTGATAATGGTGTTACGTTATAGATACCAAAGTTTTCAGCAACTTCTAAGTGTAAGTAAAAGTCACCATATTTACTCATATTACGAATCCATAACCAAAGGTTAAATTCAATATTTAATACATCATAAAATAAGTTGTATAATATTCTTTGAATACGTTCGTCTGAGGATCTGATTTGTAATACTTCACCTGCTTCATTTTTTAATGTTGCTTCATCAGAAATAATATCAAGAGCAGAAGCGATAATTGATTCTGTATCCATTGCTTCATAATCAGTGTATAACTGAATACGAAGTGTTTGGTAGTTCATAGTTGGATTATACGGCATATTAGCTCCGTATCTATGAAGTTTAGTAAATCTATCTATTAAAGCATTGGTTTTAACATTACCATATGCTTGAATTCTATCAGTATCAATAGTTTTTAGCTGTTTACCACCAACATTTCTGATGATAACATCTGTGCTAAATAAACGTCTTAGATTTCCAAATAGTCCTAAATTGTTACTTTCGGCCATTTATTTTTTAATTTTAGTATACGTATAAATATATTAATATAGCATCCAGCTAATGTCTTCTGTACCACCAACACCATTATCTATTTGGTATGGATTTCTAAAACCAGGAGATGTAGGATAAATACTATCATAACCACCTGTTTTTGACATTCCTGTTAATGTTGCTCTAGTTATGTCCATTCCTGATGCTTGATATTTTAATGCTGTATCTCTTAAAAATAATCCAATACCAGCAGACATTACCAAATCATCATTATAGCCACTTTGAGCTTGTGCTTTACCATTGTGCCAAATGAACACTCTTAATTCCTCAAGTAAACGTTTTGAGTGAAATATAAAAGCGCCTTCCCGAATATACGACTCCATTTTGGAGATGACAAGCGGTCTCGTCTTTGCTGATGTAGTAAATCCAGGAACTACTTGATCATTATCTAATTTATCAAGATATTTGTCCATACTCATGTCTCCATATGAACGAGGTGAGTAATATAGATTTTGATAACCTTTTTCAATTATTGTATTTACAACATCCCATCCAACGTTTGCATTCTCTACTACTAACATTGCATTGTTATATTCGTTAGCAACAGATACTAGCATATGTCCATATTCTCTAGTACCAATTTGTGATTTAAATTCGGCTACTTGTTCACATGATTCAATATCAATAACGTGAAATGCTGAATAATCACTTCCATCACCTCTTGCAACGTCGGCTGTTACTGCATATTGTTTATTATAGTCAGGATATTGCCATATCCAAAAATCACCACCCATGAATCTACGTTCAATAGGTTCTATTACGTAATTTTCTTCGTAATGTTTAAGTGTATCAGGTTCAACTACTGAATTACCTGATCCTAAAAAGTCACAGTCATATTCTTGAGCAAATTCTCTTGGAGACATATTTGCCTTTTCAGTTTCATACCATGATTGATCACGATCAGGGTGTAAATTCCATTTTAATTCTACAGGATTAAAGTCATTTTTTCCTAAACTAGCTTCAGTATATGTTCTATGGAACCAGTTTCCAATACCATTTGGAGATGATAATGCTATAATGCGTCCACCAGTTGCAATAGTAGGTTTAATACTCGTATATATTCTATCAATACCTTCAATAAATGCAGCCTCATCTATTAGTAGTAAAGATACTGCGTAAGATCTACCTGCATCCGATGCTGCTGAAGTAGCTATGATTTGTGAGTTATTAGATAACTTTAATGATAATTTATTATCTGATATTGGTTTTTTATTTCCTTTTAACCATTGAGGTAAGTTATTGTACATAAATTGTACTTTATCAACCATACCCTTAGCAGTTTCTTGTTTAGTTGCAATACATAATACTGTTTTATCTTTATTAAACATCATAGTATGCAACGCAAAACCAGCAGCTAAGGTAGATATACCTAACTGACGTGATTTATTAATAACATTAAAACGATTGTTTTGAAAATCATCTAATACATTCTCTTGGAATGGATATAAATGAAATAGGATTCTTCCTTTAATTGGATGTTGAATATAACAATATTTTCTAAAGAAGTGTATCGGATCTTGAGCACACTTTATATATTCTTGAGTAATTATACTCTTAATATTTGATTGTTCTGACATATATGTCGTTTTGGTGTTGTATATAAATATATAACAAAAAAGAAAACCCGCAAAAAATTGCGGGCTTTCGGGCACTGTATCCTCGGGAGAAGAGAATGCTATTTAGTAATGTAAAGGTATGTCATAATACCAAAACCTAAAGTTAATCCGAATTTATTATAAAATCCACGTACTTTAGCTTTTCTTAGATCTTTCTGTAGATCAGCAGTCATATTTTTGTAAGCTAGAATTTGAGCATCATAATTAGTGACCATTTGTTTCCATTGACCATCTTTGATTTCGTATTGTTTAATAATAGAAGCTTGAGTACCAACTTTAGCTTCTGTATTTGCTAATAAGTCTAATGTTGCTTTATGTTCAACTTTTAAACCGTCATAAGCTACTAAGTCTTTAGCTACTAGCTTTGCCACTTTAGCAGGCAATACAACTACGCTATCCTTATTGGACGTCGTAGCGGTCTGTGAAAAAGTGTTTAAGCTCAGCATTGTTAAGCTTATCAACAGCAGTAAGTTTTTCATGATTTTTCTTTTTAATGTCAATAATTTGTTCTTTTAATCTAGAGTTTTCTCTATCTTCCATCATCAAATCAAATCCTAATGAGTCAATGATTTTTTC